GGTCAAGGTCTCTGGCCAGACTGGCGTAGCAGTCCCCGCAGGCACGCGCACGGTGGTGTACAACAACGGCACGGATGTCGGCGCTCAGGTGAGCTGGCTGGGTTCCCTGACTTTGGGCACTGCGCTTCCAATCGCCTCTGGCGGTACAGGCACAAGCTCCACCACTTTCGTGAACTTGGCAACCAACGTCACCGGCACGCTGCCTGTGGCCAACGGCGGCTCGGGTGGAACAACCGCAGCAACGGCAAGGACCAACTTCGGTGCAACCACGCTGGGCGGCAACCTCTTCACGATCAGCAACCCGAGCGCGGTGACGTTCCCACGCTTCAACGCAGACAACACCGTCTCGTCCCTGAGTGCATCGGACTTCCGCACGGCCATCGGCGCGGGCACTGGCGGCGGGTCGGTTTCCTCGGTTGCGGGTACGGGCTCGGCCAACGGTTTGACCCTATCGGGCACTGTGACATCCACAGGCAACATCACGCTGGGTGGCTCCGTCACAAGCCTGACAACAACCAACTTCACAATTGTGGAAGAGAGCGGTAAGCTCGTGATTAAGTACGGCGGCACCGTGGTTGCCTCGTTCAGCAGCGCAGGCGCTCTGATTTCCGCAGACAACATCACCGCCTACGGCACCCCATAAGGAGCAAGCATGACAATGCCAGCAAGCGGCCCCTTGAACATGGGGGGCACATCAAGCCCAGTCAGTGTTGCGCAAGAACTCGGGCGAAGCCTGACCGCAACCATATCGATGAACGAAGCAGCAGTCCGCACTCTTGCAGGTGTTGGCGGAAGCGGTACGACATGGAGCATGAGTTCGCTGTACGGGAAGTCGAACGCTTACGCTATTGAGTATTTAGTTGTGGCTGGTGGCGGTGCAGGCGGGGGCGTAGTCTCAAGCAGATTCCCCGGTGGCGGCGGCGGCGCTGGCGGTTATCGAACGGGTTCGGCGTCTATCGGAAGTGGCACTGCATTTGCAGTAACCGTTGGTGCCGGAGGAGCTGCAAGTCCAAATTCAAACGGATCAAACAGCTCTTTTAACTCACTGGTTTCCACTGGCGGGGGCACAGGTGCAGGCGTCAACAACAGCAATGCTGTGGGCGGCTCTGGTGGAGGCTCCAGTGGAGGCGGCGGATCAGACGGAACCGCAGGGCAGGGTAGCAAGGGCGGCAATGGAACATGGCAATTCTGGATCTCGTGCTGCGTTTACTTTTATACATACGCAAGCGGGGGAGGCGGCGGAGCCTCTGCAGTAGGCAACAACGGATCAGCTAGCTGCTCTGGCGGTTATGGCGGAGCGGGCGGGGCCGGTACTGTTTGGTCTAACGGCGTGCGCTATGGGGGCGGAGGCACTGGATGGGGCGGCATTGAGTATTTTGGTGGAAGTTCCGGTGGCGGTGGTGGCGGTGCTGGCGGTGGTGGCGGTCTTTATCAAAACGGCACTGCAAATACCGGTGGCGGCGGCGGGAGCGCATATCTATCGGTTCCGGGCACTGCTGGTGGCTCCGGCATTGTCATCATTCGTTACGCGGGCGCACAACGCGGAACAGGCGGCACGGTTACTTCCGCTGGTGGGTACACGTACCACACATTTACATCATCCGGGACATACACATCATGAGTCATTTTGCACAAATTGACGAAAATAACATCGTTCAGCAAGTGCTGGTTATTGATCAATCGGAAATTGATACGGGAAACTGGGGTAATCCTGCAACTTGGATTCAAACAAGCTACAACACCCGTGGCGGGGTGTACTACACCCCCAATACCAACAATCCAGACCCCGATCAGTCAAAAGCCTTTCGGAAAAATTTTGCGGGTATTGGTATGGTCTATATGCCAAACGGCCCAGAGGGAGAGGGTTTTGCGGATGCCCAACCATACCCGTCGTGGTTGCTCAACGCATTTACGTATCAGTGGGAAGCTCCGACCCCTATGCCAGCAATAAATCAACAAATTATTTATGTCTGGGACGAGGCTACGCTGGCATGGGTGCCATCGCCAGATCAACCGCAACCCCGTCCAATGCCAAGCACCAACAACCCCGGAAGTGCGCCAGATGTTATCGGTTAAACCCCTTAATGGCCTTGGCTCCATCCGTGGGGCCATGTACGACTTTGAGAGGGCTGGAGACGTCCTTCCAAAGCACAACCACACCGAAGACAATGTGCACATCACCATTGTGGCGCGTGGCAAGATCAAGGCGTACTCCCATGATTGGGAGCTGGAGGCGGTGGCCGGACAGATTCTTGATTTTCGCCCCGGGGAGCCGCATGAGATTCTGGCTTTGGAAGACAACACGCGCATTTTCAACATCATCAAGAACCCTGATTTAAACGCGCCCATCGGGCCAATGGACTACCAACAGGAGCAACCATGAAACTGATCGCCACCCTTCTCTGCGCCCCCCTGACAGGCTGCGCGACCAACTCTGAATACGCTGCCTACGCTGACGCCCACAAAGCCCAAGCAGCAGCCCAAACAGCCCGCTTCCAAGCGCTGGCTGACATCGCTCGACAGGGTGACACCACTGCCAAAGTCGCTGCGGTTATGTCTTTGCAAATGGGTGGTGGTCAGCAGAACGCTCAGATCAACGCGCCCAAGTCTTGGGCCGACTACGCCATGCAGTGGACCGGCTTGCTCTTGCCAACTGTCGGCCAAATCTACACGGTCAATAAGCAAACCAGCTTGGGTATGCGCCAGTCCGACAACGCGACGGCTCTGGGCGTCAGCACCAATGCAGCGTTTGTGGGCATCGCCTCGCAGATTCAAGCGCCAGCGGCCAATATGACGATCAGCGGCACAGGCGTGATCGGTGCAGGTTCTTACTCGATTGGAGCAAACAGTGGGGCAAACTCTGGCAACTCTGGTCGCCTTGCTGGTGGCTCTATTACTGACAATACGGCTACTCCAACTGTGGTGACCAGCACCAACACCACCACGACCAACACCATCACACCCGCAGTGGTGCCATGAGAGACTGGGCCGTAGCATTCATTGCAGCAGCCCTTCTTGTTGGGATGGCGGTGTGGTGCGCCAAAGTGTTGATCTGGAGTTTGAATGGCGGATTCTGGCGATAAAGCCCTCGGCGTGCTGGACAAGGTGCTGGCCTATGTCGATTCACCCTTTAAGCTGGTCGCCATCCTCGTCATGGGTCTGGTTGCGTTTGCCGGGTACTTTGTCTGGCAGAACCAGACGGTGCTGATTGGTGCATACCAAGAGAACAAGAAGATGCCCGTGATCCACGAAGATCGGGTTGACGATGCGGCAAGTGTTTTGTTCAAACAGACCGACGCCAAGTTTGTTGCCATCTTCAAGGTCAACCCAATTTTTGGCACACGGGTCTTGTACCGCCTGTACACCAAGGACGGGCGCAGTAAGGATATGGAAGGTTTGGATGTTGGCCTGTTCACAACAAACGTGGCAAACAACAACGACGTGGTGAAGTTGATGGCGGGTGAGACGCCGTGCAGTCCATATCTGAGGGCGCAGTCGGAGTTGGGCATTTGGTATATTGCGCAGGGCGTTTCGTTCACCTGCCGTATCAGCATACCGCCAGATCGCAGCAGGTTCATTGGGCAGATTACGGCTGGCTGGGTAGAGCAGCCGCAGAACATGGAGCACGTCCACTCCATGCTGGACATTGCAGCAAACATGCTTGTTAAAAGGGGTCATTGATGCTTTCACTGTTTTCAACTCTCGGGGGTCTGCTGATCTCCGGCCTTCCCAAATTGCTGGAGTTCTTTCAGAACAAGGCCGACCAAGCGCATGAACTGAAACTGGCCGCGCTGCAGAACGAGCGTGAACTGGCCATGGCCGCGCAGGGCTACGCTGCCCAATTGAAGATTGAAGAGGTCCGCACCGATCAGGTCCAGATGGAGACTGATGCCCGGATGACTGAAGCAGCGCTTGAGCACGATGCCAAGGTGCTTGAGAAGGCCTCCACATGGGTTTCCAACTACGTTGGAACTGTTCGCCCCACGGTGACCTATATCTTCGTGCTGGAGCTGGTTTTGATCAACGCCTTCATGGCTTGGTATCTGTGGAACCACCCCGGCCTAATCACCAACATTGATGACGTCATCAAGTACGCCGACCTGATCTTCAGCGCTGACGAGATGGCAATGCTGGGCGGCATCATCGGTTTCTGGTTCGGCTCTCGCGGCTGGAGCAAGAAGTGAAACTGAGCAGGGCAGGCGAAGACCTGATGCACCGGTTCGAGGGCAAACGCTCTCGGCCCTACCTTTGCCCTGCACACATCTGGACGATTGGCTACGGCCACGTCCTGTACCAAGAGCAGATCAGGCTTCCCATGGTCCGGCCACCGGGCAAGACCAAAGAGGACATCCCCATGATCCGCAGTGAGTTCCCACTGAAACCGGAGGACAACCGTGTTTGGACGAAAGAAGAGATCGACGAATTATTCCGAGTTGATGTCGGAACTTTTGAACGGGGTGTTCTTCGTCTTGTTCCCGGCGTGGTTGGGCGTCAAGGCAGCTTTGACGCTCTGGTCTCTATATCCTTCAATTTCGGGCTAGGCAACCTCCAGCGCAGCACCATCCGAATGAAGGCAAACCGGCGTGACTGGGATGGCGCAGCCGATGCGTTCCGGGCTTGGACCAAGGGTGGCGGCAAGGTTCTCCCCGGGCTGGTCAAGCGCCGAGAGGCCGAGATTGCGCTGTTCCTGAGTTAAGTGCGAAAATGCCACAAAGCTGAGGTAAACGATGCCACTCAAGAAAATCCTGTTCAGGCCGGGTGTAAGCCGAGAAAACACCAGATATTTGTCGGAAAACGTCGGACCCACAGGGGTCAACGGCGCATATTCGGCTGGCTGGTACGACTGCGACAAGGTTCGCTTTCGCTCTGGCACTCCCGAAAAGATCGGCGGCTGGGATCGCATCTCGGCAAACTCCTTCCTTGGTGTATGCCGGTCGCTTTGGAACTGGGTGACGTTGGGCGGGGCCAATCTGCTGGGCGTGGGTACGAACCTCAAGTTCTACATCGAGAGCGGCGGCTCGTACTATGACATCACGCCGATCCGTGGAACACCCGGAACCATCAATAACAACCCGTTTGTCGCTACTCTGGGCTCCAGCGTCATCACCGTCACAGACACGGCTCATGGTTGCTTCACTGGGGACTTTGTAACCTTCAGTGGGGCTGTGGGGCTTGGCGGCAACATCACGGCAGGCGTGCTCAACGCAGAGTACCAAGTCACCGTGGTAAACGCGAACACGTACACCATCACCGTCTCGGCCACCGCCAACGCCACGGACGTATCCGGCTCCCCGGGCGGCGGGGCTTCGGTTGTTGCAGCGTACCAGATCAATACGGGTTTTGAGTTTGCGGTTCCCGTGGTCGGCTGGGGTGCGGGCGGCTGGGGAACTGGTGTGTGGGGAACGGGCACTTCGTCCTTGGAAACCCTGCGGCTGTGGAGCCAGTTCAACTTTGGCGAAGACCTGATCTTCGGGCCACGAGGCGGAGCCATTTACTACTGGGATTCTTCGGCTGGCACAGGAACCCGGGCAACCAATTTGGCTAATGCGCTCGGCGCTTCGGATGTGCCCACGGTGCAGAACACCATTCTGGTTTCGGATGTGAGCCGCTTCGTGCTGGCGTTTGGCTGCAATGATTATGGAAGCGCCGTCCAAAACCCGATGTTGATCCGTTGGTCCGACCAAGAGGACGCAATAAACTGGACGCCAGCAGCAACAAACCAAGCGGGTAGCTTGCAGCTATCTCGGGGTTCAGAAATCATCACGGCCATTCAGTCGCGCCAAGAGATTGTGGTGTTCACCGACAACGCCGTGTACGCCATGCAGTACCTTGGGCCTCCGGCTGTGTGGGGCGCAACATTGCTGGCCGACAACACCTCCATCGTCAGTCAGAACGCCGTCACTATCGCATCCGGGGTCACGTTCTGGATGGGCGTGGACAAGTTCTACAAGTACGACGGTCGAGTCCAAACCTTGCGCTGCGACCTGCGCCAGTACATCTTTTCTGATCTTGACAAAGACCAGTACTCGCAGGTGTTTGCAGGAACGAATGAGGGCTTCAACGAGGTCTGGTGGTTCTATTGCTCGGCGGGCTCTACCGTGGTGGACAAGTATGCGATCTACAACTACCTTGAAGACATCTGGTACTACGGCAACATGAGTCGCTCGGCATGGCTGGATTCCGGCTTGCGGGACTATCCGATTGCTGCGACGTACTTGAACAACATTGTGAATCATGAGTCTGGCGTGGATGACAACTCTACGGCCACATCAACGCCAATTGCGGCAACGATCACATCCGCTGAATTCGATTTGGACGACGGGCACAACTTCATGTTCCTGTACCGCGTCCTGCCGGACATCACTTTCCGGGGGTCTGACGCCGCATCTCCTACGGCCCGGATGTACATGCAGCCTCTGAAGAACTCGGGTTCTGGGTACACCACACCTCCTTCGGTGGGAGGTGAGAACAACAGGCCCATCACACGCACCGCAGTTCTGCCGATTGAAGAATTCACCGGCCAGATTTTTACCCGGGTGCGGGCACGTCAGATGTCTGTGAAGGTGGAGAGCGATGGGCTTGGCGTGACGTGGCAGCTCGGGGCTCCCCGACTCGACCTCAGACCTGACGGACGGAGATAAACATGGGCATGTTCAGTCGCGTAACCCCACCTCGGCCAACTGCTGCACCGCAGGAGTACACCACTGCGTTCATGGACCAGATGCAGAACATCTTCAACTTGTTCTTCAAGCAGATCAACGCTGTGCAGCAGCTTAATGTTGCCAGTTTAAACATCGACATCAACACCCTTCCCACTGAAGCTGATGTGGCCAACCTGCGCGTGGGTGACGTATACCGGGACACCACGGCGTCCAACGTATTGAAAGTGAAGGTCTGATATGCAGCAGCCAATGACGGCGGAACAGCTACGCGCTCAAATTGAAGCGGGGCCACGAACACAATCGGCTCTGGATCAAGCCTTTTCCACCTACACGCCAGACCAGTTGGCTGCAGCTTTTCCGGAATACGGTGGGGTCGAGCAATACACTCAAGCCGCAGCAGAGGCTGCAGCACGTAATCAGGCAAATTCCGCACCCACCACAGCCGCGCCCACTACGCCTGCTGCCGCACCCACTGACAACTGGATGTCGGACCAATGG